GATCATGATACCTTCATAACCGGCCGCAACAGCGTCTGTAGCAAACCTGCGCATGACATCGTGTCCTTCTGAGGTAGTTAGATCTACTTCTATACCTGGCATGATTCTAACAGATTCAGTGGATTCAAACAATTCTCGATGAGATTCTAATAATTTTGTACGCTTGTGCTGTTGAGCGTTCCAGTAACCACGCTCGAAATCCTCCAACGGAATCCAATCAAACACATAATAAGTCATGTCTTTGGTTTCCGCATTGGTTTTGCGTTGTGCCTGTTTCATCAAGGCTTGGAAACTTTCGCCCACAATTTCACCATCCAGCACTATGCCGTTATTTTTGTCAAAAATATACTTTAGTTTGCCTTTTATTGATTCGAGATCTTGTTCGATTTGTGGGAAGTTGTCAAATCTTCGGCCATTGCGACTGTAGAGATTTACGGTATTTCTGGTTATCACAGCCAACACACGCACACCATCCAACTTGCATTCAATACGTTTGAGACCTGTCATCTTGGCAGTATGCTTTTCTGAATCAGTGGCCAACTGGCAGGTAAACACCGGTATGCGCCATTCGCTGTTTTCCAAAATCTTGTTTAAGGTTTTTTCTGTAATGCCACAGCGTAGGTCTTTGATTATGACTCTACGACATAGGCCGTTCCATTCTATGCTGTCAAATTGCTCGCTCATCGATTCGATAGCAGTCTTGGCATTGTGTCCAGTAAGGCTCCTGGTACGGAGTCCTTCTAGCATGGCCCAGAACTTGGGCCATGGATTGGATCTATGTTCAAGTCCGATAGTCTCGGGTACCTTCTTAACTCCAAACACATAGTAAGGATTATAGGCTTGGTAACAATTAAATAAAAAACATTGGGCATTGGCTGATCCTAACTTTGCCGCTACCAACGCACGTTCAATCACAAGCTCTTTGTGCTTGCGGCTGTCACTGCTTTCTAGGTCACGTATCCAGTCCGCAGCCAATTTAATTCCTTCAAATTGTGTAGATGTATAATCTATATTCATATATTTATCTACCAGCTAGAGTTATAAAATACACGCAGACCTAAAAACAAGTCGGCACGGGCACGCCGTACGAACGCTAGATCTTTTTCACGATAGTAATCGTCACTGTCACTGCCAAAAAAGAATCCAGTGGTGCCAGGTAGCAGATTGTTGGTTACATCATGCTCCAGATTGTCAAGGTCTTCTCTGGTCAGTTCCAGTTCAATACCATTGAAGCTGTCCTCATCAATATTCTGCCCGGATTCTCGACAGCGGTGATACCAAAGCCGTTCCATCCAGCCATGTAGATTAGGATGCTTGCGCCAGTAGGCTATTTCTACAGGTCGAGATACCACTGTACTGGTAAACTCTTTATCATCCTGCAATTCGGCTGACTGCCAAAATTCTGTGTATTGCCCAGCACGAGCGGAACTGTAAGCATACATGTCTAATCCCATTATTTCAGTCCTCGTATGTGATTGATAATTTGGTTTGCTTCTGGGTAGCCCAGGAAGCCTTTGTCCTCTAGGGCCTCTTCGATCATGTCGGCTTGTATGTCATGTAATCCACCTACCCACGACATGATCTGATCTGGGGTCAAAGTGTACTTGACCAAGTTAATTCGTTTATTGAATTCCATCATACCATTTCCTCTTCTTTACATAATTCAATAAACTCAGCTAAGTTACCAGCGAATAGTCCATCGTTGCGGTCACTTGTCGTCAGACCAAACATATTGCAACCTCTATCTATCACCTCTACACGGAACTGTTTATCCTGCTGATAAATATGATACTCGTAGTCCTGTCCGCAGTCTTTGGCAGTAACTGGATAAAGATAGAACTGACCTGGTCCGTCTTTAAAGTTAGCTACCAACTGAGCTGCCAAACACGACATACCATTGCTCTTGACCGTTGATAAGAATTCAGCCAGCTCTGCGCCGTGTCCTGTAGGATAACCGTCATACTGACGATAAAGATTTATGATCGGCTGTGGTTCGTCGCCGGGATTAAATGCTTCTTCATAGACAAAAGTAAGTGATCTTGTTCCCATTATGCCATCTCCTTTAATTTTAAAAATTTTGCCGGATACGCAATATGTCCATCGTATTCCAACTGCGACTTTTCGTACTCTGTCATAAAGTTGTCTGGCTGTACCCCATAGCCAACAATATATTGACGACTAGCAATATCAGACCATTCTATCTGATCTCTCAATAATGTAACTAGGCTAACCAATTGTAATTCAGTTGGATTATCGGCACCCAAAGGGTAAAAGTATTCCTCACCACCTTTGGACTTCCAATACTGCGGGCATTCGCCTTCGCCGTCCCAATTATGAGCACCATAGTTTTCCATATATTGGCATTGTATATGTAATTTCATTTCAACCCCTAATTTTTAATATACTAATATTGTAACAAATTGATACTTCTTTGTCAACCATTATCCAGGATTTAGGAATTACGTTGTGTTTTCACAACAACCCTGGTTAACAATTTACATGAATGCATTAGTCTAATCTACTACCAGCATAAGCACGAAAACCATACTTTTCAAATATCTTTTGAGCTGCATAAGCTCCTGCTTCTTTGGTGTCTACGTTTTGTACGGGCATGTCGCTGGGATTCCAGATTGAAAATGCTTTGTTATAATTTTGTTTAAGTCCTGCTTCTTTTAAGATTTTGCCCATTCGAGTGTTACCTTTGATTCCAAAAATTTCCACCCAGGCAAACCCGCAGGCATATTGATCTTGTCCGTTTAATTTTTCTTGAAAGTATTTGTTGGCAGCTTCACGAGCAGCCTGTTTAGCTTCGGCTACAATGTCTTTAACTTGTTCTACAGTGTACTGTTTCATTAATGTTGTCATTTTAAGCTCCTTATTTAATTATTAATATATGTATATTATACAGTTAATTTAATCAAAAGTCAACCAAAATTAAAAATGCGGATTTAAATGATTATGAACGCCTGAGACGAGATATACGTATTTGCAACCAGTTTCGGTGTAAATAGTACGACCATCATACGACTGTTTTTTAGTATATTTTTTACCAGTGTCAGTAAAAATAAAACGAGGAGTAATACGGGTAATTTTACCGTCATAATAATAATCACCGTTGATACCATAACTTACTTCGTCACCTACTTTATAATTTGCTGTTGCCATTTTAAGCTCCTTTTTATTAACTATACATGCAGTATAGTATATTTTGGATAAAGTGTCAACCAAAATGTCTGTTGTAAAAAAACAACAATAATTAAGGGGCGGGAGGATAGGGCGGTTGATTGGGGCTGAGTGGGGCTGGGGTAGGATTGACCGCCGGAGTCGAAGGAGGATTATTATAAGTTCCTATCCCAGCTTTATTTAATACTGCCTGAGTGACCCCTTGTCTTAAACAACCAACCACAGCTTGCCCACCGATATTTGCCGTGTCGGCAATAGCTTCTAAATATTGCGCGGTGCCTCCCTGTGACTGATCTAACCCATACGTGGGAAGTTGACTTATAAATCCGTTCATAGCACTTTGACTTGTACTATAGATGTTGTAATTTATATTGGCTTTAGATTGTAGGTTAAATTCATTGGTCAATGACGATGCCATACCATTCCAGTAAGTATTTAATTGCTGTGTCTGCGAAGGATATGTTGTTACTAAAGTTTGAATTTCTGTGTTTGCGGCAGATATTAATGTTATCATGGCATTGTCAATAGTAGAGTAGGTACCAGCGGCAGGACCTGATGGTATTACCACAGGCCCAGTACCATATACTCCGTTTAGGGTGGCTACCATAGTGTTGTATATACCAGTGAGTGCGCTTACGTCAATAGATTCTATTGTGCTTACTGTATTGTTAATATTAGTGGTATAACCTATACCAGTGGCTACTCCTAATATGTCCAAAACATTTACGGTGTTGCCACCATTTAAATTATTGTAAAAGTCTACTACCGATTGACTGACTGGTGTTGTTTCAGCATTGATTAATCCTAGTCCATATGTGGTTTGTATATTGA